CAAAATGAAAGAAAAAGTTTAACCTTGGGACCGCTAGGGTTATGACGGTGCTAACCACCACATAGTACGCTTTCGCTACCAGCGTACTTGAAAAACGAGACTGAACCTACTTTCTAGTAGGTTTTTTGTTATTTGATTAAATAACCATATGTTACTAGTTAATGATATTGCCCGTATCCACCTTGAACTTTCATCATTGTGCAATGCGCGATGCCCTGGATGTCCTCGTAATTTTTATGGACAGCCATACAATGATGGATATATTGAACGTAACCTAACATTGGCTGATGTCCAGTCAATATTTGATAATAATTTCCTTGACCAAATAAAACGGATAAGAATTAATGGTAACTTTGGTGATTTTATAATGAATCCAGAAAGTGCCGATATTATAGAATGGTTATTAAAACAAAATGGCAATATTGCTGTATTTGTATCTACTAATGGTTCAGGGAGAAGAACTGATTTCTGGGAAAGACTAGGTAAATTAGGAATAACTATATCGTTCTGCATTGATGGGTTATATGACACACATGTAATATATAGACAAAATACATCTCTTAATGTTATTTTAAAAAATGCCGAAGTATTTATAAATGCAGGTGGTAAAGCTATTTGTAGTACAATTGATTTTGCTTATAATAAAACACAACGCAATGAAATCCGCCAAATAACTGAAAATATAGGATTCAGTGCGTTTAATTTAGTGCATAATACAAGACATGATTTGAATGTGCATAATAAGAGGGGGGGGACAGATTCATTTGATACAAGATAATGAAGATAATGAAGATGTTAACTATCCTTACTCAATAGAACATCGAAAAACCAGTGAAGTCCTGTTGGAAGATATAGTGGATAAAAAAACTCCTAGAAAAATAGACTGTGAAATTAAACATACCAATGAAATATATATATCATCATTGGGAGATGTTTATCCATGTTGCTATTTGGGGTTTGAACCAAAAACATATGGCAATGGCATTTACCATCAAGCAGCAAACAATCAATTTAAGCATCTAATCCAGTATAATAATGCTATTAAGTATTCGATAGGACAATGTATTGAATGGTTTTCTAATGTATCTAATACTTGGACTAAAAACACATTTGAAGATGGAAAGCTAGTAATTTGCAATGATAATTGTGGTGGTTAGGTAAATAACCGCATGAAATCATTGGATGGTGTATTAACTAAAAAAGCACATGTCAAAACGGCATACACCGATGGCCAAATTACTGACTTTGTTGAGTGTGTTAATCCAGTAAGTGGACCACATTACTTTATGAAGAACTTCTTCTGGATACAGCATCCCACTAAGGGAAAACTAATGTATGATCCTTATCCATTTCAGATAGGATTAGTAGATACATATCATAACTATGATCATTCGATAGCGTTACTTGGCAGGCAATTGGGAAAAACTACAGCAGCGTCTGGCTATTTGTTGTGGTTTGCAATGTTTAAACCATCATCGACTATTTTAATTGCAGCACACAAATACGATGGTGCTTTAGAAATTATGCAACGTATTCGTTATGCATACGAATTATGTCCAGATCATATCAGGGCTGGTGCTACCAGTTACAACAAAGGTTCAATTGAATTCGATAATGGTAGCAGAATAATTTCTCAAGCAACCACAGAGAACACAGGGCGCGGGCTATCTATAACATGTGTTTCAACGCAGAATAGCAAAGTTACAGTACGAGATAAAGAAACTGGAAATGTTATGCAAATTACCATTAACGAGCTTATCCAGTTAAATAGAGGTATGCAATAGGAGAAAGTATGGAAAATTATGGATATGTTTATTTAATAACAAATAAAATTAATAATAAGAAATATGTAGGAATGCGGGCATCATCTACCTTTGATGATTTTTATTGGGGCTCTGGAAAAGTAATTAAGAATGCAATTAACAAATATGGAACTAACAGCTTTGAACGCAGTATACTTCATTGGTGTGCAACGGCTACTGAGTTATCTGATACAGAATATGATGAATTACAAAATCGGAATGTAGCTGAATCAGATGAATATTATAATATAATAGCATCCAAAACACCTATATTATTTGGGGAAGATAATGGTTTTTATGGAAAGAAACATACATCGGCTACTAAAAAACTAATATCTAAAAAATTGTCTGGAAGAGTTAGAAGCCCTGAAGAACAACAAAAAAGAAACGAATACTGGGATACTGAAGCTGGTATATTACGCAAAGAATTACTATCAAAAGAACGATCTCGATGGACACTATCTGAAGAACATAAGAATAAAATAAGCAACAGTTTAAAGAAAAAGTCTGATATCATATCTAAACAAAAGAAAGAGTTTTATCAAACACATAAAGGAAAAAAATTAAGAGAAATTCTTGCAATTAGTGCCAAGGAGCGGTTTAGTGGTGTCCCTAAAACCCAAGAACATAGAAAAAAGATTTCAGATGCATTGGTAGGTATTAGCAGAAGAAACCCACAAAATACAGATCCTGAGAAAATAAGAAAAACAGCAGAAAAACACAAAGGAATGAAGAGAAGTGCGGAAGCTAAGAAAAAAATGTCTTTAGCCGCCAAAGCAAGAGGACCTAATAATAAAGGATGTTTTTATATCCATTCAGCTAGCACATTGGAAGTAAAGATGCTGAAAAAAGGGGAAGTAATTCCAGAAGGATATAGGAAAGGTTATGGTCGTAGAAAAAAATAGTAGATTCGAAGTACTAACAGATGATGGATTTAAAGATTTTGAAGGAATATCTGTAAGTGTAAAAGAAACATATAGGTTATTATTAGAAGAATCATCGATAGAATGCACGCAAGATCATTTATTTTTTTCTATCACATCAAATGAATGGGTTGAGTTTAATGATATTTCAATAGGTGATAATATAAAAACTGCGTCAGGTCAAGAGAGATGTATTGGCACTGAATATGTCGGTGTGCAAGAAGTCTCGGATTTGTTAAATGTCAAGGATACGAATTCGTTTGTGGCTAATAATATAATTGTTCACAATTGTTTGTATCTAGATGAATTTTCCTTCGTGCCACCAAATATTGCCAAATTATTTTGGACTTCTATTTCGCCTACATTGTCAACTGGTGGTAAATCTATGATTACTAGTACACCCAATAATGATGAAGATCAGTTCGCTACTATATGGAAAGGGGCAAACAAGCAAGAGGATGAATACGGAAACCCAACCGAATTGGGAATTAATGGATATAGACCGTATTCAGCGATATGGAGTGATCACCCTGATCGAGATGCTGCTTGGGAGAAAAAAGAAAGGGCTAAAATGGAACCTGATCAATTCGAACGCGAACACAACTGTAAATTCGTGTCGTTTGAAGAAACTTTAATAAATTCAATGGTTTTATCAGAGATGCAAGGCATTGACCCAATCAGAATGCAAGGACAAGTTAGGTGGTATAAAGAACCCAGAAAAGATACTATATATTGTATATCGTTAGACCCCAGTATAGGCACTGGTGGGGATTATGCAGGTATACAAGTGTTTGAAGCTAATACCACAACACAAGTTGCAGAATGGAAGCATAATATGACACCTATTCCAGCACAGATAAAGATAATGAGTGATATAATGCATTATATTGATGAAAAGACCCCTGTCAATAAAAACAATATATATTTTAGTGTTGAGAATAACACGGTGGGTGAAGCTGCATTAATTTCCATTAATGAATTTGGTGAAGAGAATATGGGTGGTATTTTTGTATCAGAAACAAAAAAAACACGTAGTACTAGAATAGCAAGGAAAGGATTCAATACAAATAAAACCACAAAAACAGAAGCATGTTCTAAGTTAAAATCGTTAGTTGAATCAGATAGATTAACCATTTATAGCAAACCGTTAATAAGTGAATTAAAGGTTTTTATTAGCAAGGGTGTTAGTTACGAAGCAAAGCAAGGGGAAAATGATGACTTGGTGATGTCATTGTTGATAATTGTGCGGATGATGCAACAACTAAAAACGTATGATTCTGGACTTAGTGCCCAAATGCAAGATCATGGGGATGTTTCAATATCCCCAATGCCATTTATTATGTTTTAGGTAAATATCGGTATGCTTATTGAAGAATTAATACCACTGAATGAAATGATCATTCGCCACCGCACAGCCGGTGAAGGAACCACGGTAGTCGCACATCGTGGCAGTATATGGGTTTTTGATACCAAGTAAGTTCTTTCTGGAGATAATAGCTAATATGGGGATGGAAGAATCCGATGACTGGATCACATTTGATAATTTAGCAGATTTTATGGTTGCAAACAAAATTTGGGATGACCGTGGATACTATTATGAAGGAATGGAAGATGAAGACTATGAATAATAATTTAGCTAAATACAATTTATGAGTGATAGTATATCCAAAGACTTATTTGATTTATTAATAAGCAAAGATTTTGAAGTAAAGACTTTTGATTCTGGTGGCAAATCCGTGCTAGATGTAGAGGATGCTAGTATATTCAGGTTTGACTTCACGGTTGGCAAGAATAATTATGGCACTGCTGTAATTCTAATAGATGATGAATCAAATTTTGAGTTATTCTTCGGTGATAACATTGGTAAGTCAATGCGTGGCAAAGACAAGAACTATTGGTATGATTTTCTTTATATTCTGAAACAGTTCTCAATACGGCATCTTAAAAAATTCAAACCATCAAATATGAATAAAATGAAATACAATATGCAAGGCATTGCGGCTATTAAAGAGGGCTTGTTTGAAGGGAAATGGACTGGAACATCTAAAACAAGTTATAATCCACAATCCAAAAAAGTTCGCATTATTGCGAAACATAATAAACGACTAGGTGAAGAAGATGCACGGTACCGTAATATCAAATCACTATTCGTTGAAAATGGCGATGGTGAACGATTTAAATTACCGTTCGTGAATGTAGGTGGTGCTAGAGCAATGGCACGGCATGTATCAGAGGGTGGAAATCCATATGACCAATTTGGTGTTCATATATCTGAAACAGTAAAGGATATTGCTACTATGGGTGGATTTTTGAGAATAAGATCACTTAATGAACAAGAGGGTGAAATTAACCAGATTCGTGAAAAATGTAAAGAACATTATAATGGGTTGCGAAGCAAGATGAGATCGTTGTCTAGTAAGCGTGGCTATAAAAAATATGCTGAATCGTGGAAACCATTGCAGATAGAAGAAAATGAAGCGATTACTGATGCGTTGCGCAATGTATTCATTAAAGATCCAGTAAATGAAAAGATTGAAAATGCATTGCCATTGATATCACGATTGCAACAAATGGCAGAAGGTGATGTGATGCCGGGGCAGTTAACAACTGAACACACAAGAGAGAACAAAGATATGAAGCAAATAGATGAATTTAACGACTGGGCGCACAAAGTCACAGAAGGTGAGGTAATACAGGGACCGTGGACTAATAACAGAGTAGTAAATCCACCTGCTTCTAATGTTGAAAAATTAATGCCAATGTGGAATTCGAACACACAAGAGGTAGTAACAGCAGATTCTGAAATGTCAGGGGAAGTAGAAGATTTCGAACATTTTGAAGTGGTATATTTTGATAAAGATCCTAATGTTAGTGTTAGAATAGTCGGTGTTACAGCAGACAATCAGCGTGTAGCAATTGGTAATATATCTAGAGAAAAGGCTGAAATGTATGTAAATCGGTTTAATCACCACTTAAAGAATAAAAATATAACAGAAGGAACTTGGGTAATACCAAAAACAAATACACAATTAGAACAATTACGTCAAGTATTGAGTAAACCAATTCCTGCGTCAGATGCGGGAACCATAATATACCATATCATTGGTGATGATGACTTGTTTGATGAATTGGATGCGTTAAATGAGATAGATCCCACTATGGATGTAAGACCTACTATAATAGAATGGATTAAAGAAAATAACGGAAAGTTCAAAGGAATGGTAGATTTATCTACCGTAATAGATGAACCAACCAATGAGTTATCCAATGCATTAAAACAAATTGGATTGGGTGAAGATATTTCCAATACCCCATTCCCCACAGAACAATTAGCAGAAAAGTTCAAGGAACCTATCCCAGTTGGTGTGAATGCATTGAATGTACAAGAAATGTTAGATGAATTAGTTGACGAAGAAGAGTTAATGGCACAATTAGCTGATGTCGCAGAGAGTGATCCAGAAGCGGATGCACGTCCTATTATAGTAGATTGGTTATATGAGAATGGGTATGATTATGTTGCTGATCGATTAGGATACGAACAAGATCAAGAGGTTGCTGGTGGTGATCAGGTAGATGATTTAATAAACGATGTTGAATCGGATGGATCGGATGAAGAGGGTATGCAGGAAGGTTTTGATAATGACCCCTCTTTGGGTGATTGGATTACCTCGCCATGGGATTCGTTTAACAAGAAAGCAGATAATGATAACGAGAGATGGGATGCTGACATGAAACGTTTGCGAGGCATTGCTGGTGATTCATACGAAGCACACCGTGCAGAACAGGGATGCTTGGGTGATCCGCGTGATTGCTTAACGGATTTTAACAAAAAACGTGCAACCAAATCAAAGTCGTTGGGAGAAGATGCTGAAATCAATGATATGCTTAGGCTAGCAGGGTTAAATAAGACGACTCAAGTAAATCATTCATCAGAGATTAACCCAAAGGCAGTTGCTGCCAAGGACTACCATTCAGGTCAGTAGTTGAAAAATTATGCTGAAATAAAAATTAGAGTAAAGAAACCGTCTAAGCACACCCATCTTTATGTGATATCAGCGGGTAATTTATTTAAAATAGGGGTTACTAACAATATAGAACGTAGGATGAAAGCGTTGCAAACTGGTAACCCTTGTCCATTGCAGTTAGAATACTTAGATGAACGAAAAAACCCACATAAGGCAGAGAAGTATCTACATCTGCAATTCCAAAAAAACCATGTTCGTGGTGAATGGTTCGAGAATATATCATTAAAAGATATTAGAACCAAATTGCTATTATTTTTAGATCAAGATTAAAGTACAAAAACTAATTGCAAGATAAATAGACTTATGCTATACTTGGTAACAAGGAATGCATAATTGTTCAAACAACCAGGAAGGTTGATTTGAACTAGGCAAAACTTAAAAAGAAACATAGGTCTAATATAGGAGAAAATTTATGGCAAATTTAGCAGATATTCGTGCTCGTTTAGCAGCACAGGAAAACACAAAATCATCAACCTTTTCAGGTGATAATACAGTTTATGCACATTGGAACATTGACGAGGGGGATACGGCAACATTGCGGTTCCTACCGGATGGAGATACATCCAACCCATTCTTTTGGGTAGAACGTGCAATGATTAAGCTACCGTTTAATGGTATTAAAGATGGCGATGGTAAAAAAATACTAGTGCAAGTTCCGTGTATGGAAATGTACGGACCAGATGAAACCTGCCCAGTGCTTGCTGAGGTTCGGCCTTGGTTTAAAGTAACGGGAATGGAAGATATGGGACGTACATATTGGAAGAAGCGTAGTTATTTATTCCAAGGGTTGGTTCATCAAGATCCAATGGGTGAAGAATCCCCACCTGAGAATCCAATTCGCAGGTTTATGATTAGTCCGCAGATTTTTAAGATTATTCAAAGTAGTCTTATGGATCCAGAAATGGAAGAATTACCAACTGATTATTCACAAGGATTAGATCTTCGTATTGTTAAGACTAGCAAGGGTGGATATGCTGATTATTCAACGAGTAATTGGTCACGCAAGGAAACGGCACTTAATGAAGTAGAACTAGGTCATATTGAAAAATATAAACTAAATGTCCTTAGTGACTTCTTACCTAAAAAACCTGGTGATGTTGAATTGCAGATCATTAAGGAAATGTTTGAAGCAAGTGTTGATGGTGAAGCATATGATCCAGACCGTTGGGCTCAGTATTACCGTCCGTATGGAATGAACAAACCTGATGTAACAGCAGTGCCAAAACCAAAACCAAAACTAACGCCAACGCCAACGCATCCAGCTCCAGTATCTCCAGTATCTCCAGCATCTCCAGATGAAGTGGCTGAGACGGTAGATGAAATTCCTTTTGAAACGGTGCCACCGGTAGAAGAAAAGCCAGTAGCAACTGCATCAAAAGCGGAAGATATTTTAGCACAAATTAGAGCTAGACAGAAGGCATAATACACAATGCAAGAAAGTACGCTAGTTGAATTTAAACGAGAGCGCCTAGATACTATAAGCACTACCTTTTGTGCAGCAAAGTGGTTCTCGTGTGATGTTTATCTACACACTGGTGTAACGTCAAGTTGCAATTACCCTTCACCCCACCATATAGATCTTGATGCGGTGAAGGGTAATTGCTTAAAAATTCACAACACCGATACTAAATTAAATGAACGTGAGAGTATGTTAAATGGCACACAGCCTAGTGGGTGTAATAATTGTTGGAGAATTGAAAATACAGATACAAATGTGATGAGTCATAGGGTTTATGCAAGCAAACGACATGAGACCAATGCGTTTAGTCAATTGTCTGCCAGTGATATAATTGTACCAGAACTGATTAGTGTTGTATTTGACACATATTGCAACTTTAAATGTGTTTACTGTGACCCATCTCAAAGTAGTAGCTGGGCATCGGATATTAAATTACACGGTAATTATAATTTAAAATCAGATGAGCGGGAGACATATAATACTGATATATTAGATAATGTGTTGCGTGATGTGGATTATGATTCATTGTATTCATCTTTCGTGAATATGTTCGTTGACAATATACATGGTATTAGGAAAATAAATATCTTGGGTGGTGAACCGCTTATGAGTCCTAAAATTTGGAAGTTTTTAGATAGTATCACACAGGTTGATTGCAAACATATTACATTAGGTATAGTCACAAATTTGAGTCAATTGCCGTTAGTTAAACGTATAATAGCATACGAAACACATTTTAAACATATACAACTATCGGTGAGTATTGACGGCACAACCAGAAAATCAGAATTTATCAGGAATGGATTGAATTGGGATAACTTTTTAGAATGCATTGATTATATATTTAAAAGGTCGCAGATTGAAATATGGTTGCTAGGGACAATAAACATCTTGTCGTTAGATGGATTAATTGATGTTTTGAAATGGCATGAACATATACAGCAAAAATATAATAGAAAAGTCCCATATAAAATTAGCACGTGCAGATGGCCTAGTTTTCAAGCAATAACCATATTACCTACCTACATAAGGCAGTACTATATTAAGCAAATACAATCTTGGCTGGATATACATAGCACCCCTCTAGAAGATGACTTAGCGGATGAAATAATGATTGAAGAATTGAAACAACTATGTGTTTTGCTGGAACATGCCCCATCGTCAGCAAAAACCTATTTGTATAGGCAAGATTTCAGGTATTTCGTTGAAGAATTTGCAACGAGGAATAAATTAAGTATAAATGACACGTTTAGTGATGTATTATGTGAATGGATTAAGGAGTAATTGGATATGACAAAACCGTTTGATGTAAGTAAGTTTAGAAAAAGTATTACAAAATCAATTGATGGATTATCAGTGGGGTTTAATGATCCCACTGATTGGGTTAGCACAGGGAGTTATGCGTTGAACTATCTTATTAGTGGAGATTTCCACAAAGGTATTCCGCTAGGTAAAGTCACAGTTTTTGCGGGAGAATCCGGCGCTGGCAAATCGTATTTTGCATCGGGTAATATTGTAAAAAACGCACAAGATCAAGGCATTTTTGTTGTTCTTATTGATAGCGAAAATGCATTAGATGAATCGTGGCTTAAAGCACTGGGAGTAGACACTGCCGACGATAAATTACTAAAACTTAGCATGTGCATGATTGATGATGTTGCTAAAACTATTAGTGAGTTTATGGATGGTTATAAGGCAATGGACGAAGAAGATAGACCAAAGGTATTGTTTGTGATTGATAGCCTAGGCATGCTTCTTACACCAACCGATGTTAAACAATTTGAAGCTGGTGATCTTAAAGGTGATCTAGGGCGCAAGCCAAAGGCACTAACCGCATTGGTAAGGAACACGGTTAATATGATCGGTGCATATAATGTAGGTATTGTAGCAACCAACCACACCTATGCTAGCCAAGATATGTTTGACCCTGATGATAAAATATCTGGTGGATGTTTAACAGCCGGACATAAAATATCAATGTCTGATAATACATTTAAAAATATTGAGGAAATTGTAAAGGAAGATAGTGTTATCACGCTTAATGGTAATGTTGCAGTTGCCGAAACATTTAAGTTTGATAATAAGGAAGTATTTGAAATAGAATTGGAAACAGGAGAGGTTATACAAGCTACCGCAGAACATAAATTTTTAGTTTCAGTGATAGATAATACATTTATATGGAAAACAGTAGGTGATTTAAAAAAGGATGATTTTATTTTATATGAAATGAACCTTAAAAAAATTAAAATTAAAAATATAAAACCGATAGGATTGCATACCGTGTATGATATTAATGTTCCTGGTGAACATCATTATTTGCTTGAAAATGGTATTATTAGTCATAATTCTGGTTTTATATATGCTAGTTCTATCGTCGTTGCGATGAAGAAGTTAAAGTTAAAGGAAGATTTAGATGGTAATAAAACCACAACAGTACAAGGTATTCGTGCAGCATGCAAGGTGATGAAAACTAGATATGCTAAACCATTCGAGTCAGTCCACGTTAAAATCCCATATGAAACAGGTATGAACCCATATAGTGGGTTAGTTGATTTGGCAGAAAAGCAAGAATTACTTACCAAACGAGGTAATCGTTTAGTCTATATTAATAAAGAAACTGGCGAAGAGCTGTTGCAATTTAGAAAAGCGTGGGAAAAAAACACCGATGGGTGCTTGGATATGATAATGGCGGAGATTAGTATTGGAGTGCTAGATACTGAAATAAATAACCCTAAAGAAATTACAACAGAGGAATAGAATATGAGTTTAGATTTATCATTGGAAATATGGGAAGCATTAAGACCGCATATTGCAGGTGGGTTTCAAGAAGCAGCAGATGATTTCGTGGTGGTATTAACTGAAAATATGCTTGATCCTGTGGATATAAATGAATATAATACTGATCCTCACATAAAAAAATCATTACTAGATTATATTGATGTTGAAGATTATGAAGAGGAAGAGGATGCATTCGGTGGAATAGAAGATGAATCCTAATGGGATATTCCCTATACAAACTGCTAGTGCATGTAAATTAAAATGGACATGGAGTACGATTCGATTATACGATGGCACAACATGCTCGTGCCATCGTTGTAACCATCATACTTTTAATATAGATACTTTTGACTTTCACAATACAGCAGCAAAGCTAGACCAACGCGCAACAATGCTTGATGGTGACTGGCCTAACGGGATAGGTTGTGAATTCTGCCATGATGTTGAGCTAGTGGGTGGCACCAGTGATAGAATGTTCCAAAAAGGTATCACAGGATACCCATCAGAACTAGATTTAGATAAAAAATGCACCGAAGTAACACCAACAACTGTTGAGGTTTATTTTGATAATAAATGTAACTTGGCATGT